CATACGGGGGAAGAAACGGCGACCGCGCGCACGCCGTGACAGCGGACAGACAGATCAGGTGATAACCGGGGGACGGGCGTGCTGCTCTGCGCTGGCACGGACCACGTTCGATCCTACTGCCCGAAACGCGCGTTTTTCAACGGGAGTTGCGGTACGATCTTCGCATGAGCCCTGATTGCACGACGAAAATCATCCATCCGGCGTGGGCGCGTGACGCTCTTGGGCTGCCAAATCACGATCCTCTGTCGTGGGCTGAGATGGCTTCGCTGAAGCGTGGATCGGATCGGATTGCAGAATGGGCTATGGGACGCGCGCCTGAGCCGGGGTTCGACCTTGCGTTTGCGCGGCGATCGTTCGCGCGATACGCCCCACGCGATTACGACCGCCCGGGTGTCTGCGACGTGCGCGAGCCGACGCTCGAGGATGATCGCCGCAACTGAACCTCCAGCTCACGACCCCGATAGAACACCAGGGCGACCCACGCCTGACCCTCGTGCGGAGTCAGTCTGACCTTGAGCGCCGGCAGCGTCGCGGGCTCGGGGGAGTCTCGGCGCCTGCGACACGCGATCGGCATCGGGCCTTCAACCGCGATCGTTCCGCTGCGCTCCCCGCTGATGATCGCAAGCACCGCGCGGTTCCGCGTGCGCCAGACAATCGCGTCGAGCACGTCGTTCTCGCTCATCTGCGCCAGCCATCGCGCCTGGGGCGGCGGCATGATCGAGGGCCATTGCACGGCGTCAAGGTTTCTCGGCGTTCCCATGAGGTGTAGACTATTCCCCGGATGGCCGGAGCGTGACTCTCGGGAGACACCCCGTGCCCACGTTCATCGGCCCACAAGTCCAGCGCGTCGCGCTCGCCACTCCCGTTTTTCCGCACCGTGCATCCTCCCGCACCATGAGCACCTACAACGGCGCTCTGTCCGCGGCGTTCTCCAAGCTCGTCCAGTCCACGCAATTCGCGGACGACACAGCCAACGGGTTCTATTTCACGGGCCTGCTTGACCCGCACAACTCGATCGTCCTCCAGGTCTGGGGCGAGGGCTCGAGCGGCGCCATCGGCTCGGCCTTCGTCTGGGGCGTGCGCGAGCGAGCTGGCTGGGACAGCAGCAACGTCTATCAGAACATGGGCTACACCGCCGTCCCGCTCGCGGGCTTCACGCTGGCGCTGGACTCGAACACCTGGACCTGCCCGGAGTTCAACGCCTCGAGCACTGTGCGCGCGGCGACGCTCGCCCTGTCGGCCGGAGCCGATTACACGCTCCGCGGCGTCGACGCCGTGTGGAACAACCTGGGCCAGCACTTCGATGGGACGGGGATGCTCGGGTATCTGATCCAGGTTTCGCGCGGCAGCACCGGCACGCCCGCAACCAGCCTCATCCCGACGTGGGTCACGCTCTGAATCACCGCACCGCCTGACGACGGAGACCAGACATGGCCTATCCGACCAATCCCGAAATGTGGTACGGCGATCCACGCTGCGCCGACCGCCTCGTAAACTGCCCCATCTACGGCACCCGCCTCCTGTGGATCGGCGACTCGCGCTCGTGCCAGAACGTCACAGCCCGCATCAAAGACGGAATCCGCAACCGATTCTTCCCCCCGCGCTGGGCCGGTTGGGTCGGTTCATGCGACGCCAGCGCCGACAACGCCATCATGGGCACCGTCAACGTCGGCGGCGGCGCGAACTACTCGAGCACGAACATGACAGTGATTGACGGGAAGAACAACACCGCGGCATTCGATCCGCGCGGGCTGCTCCCCAACACCGGATCGGGCGTCTACTCGACGGGTTCGTACACCGCGCCGGGCTACACGCCGCTCTCGCGCGTCCAGTGCAACGCCACGAACCTCGCGTATTTCTCGTCGCGCATCCTGGGCGACGGAGATCCGTGGTCGATCGCGGCCTCTCCCATCACGGGCCGCTTCATCTGGTACGAACCGGCCACCGTCGGCCTGACGATGACGACAGGATGGACGATCACCGGGCAGTCGGGCGGCGTGAACCAGAGCGCGGTTCAGATCCCCGCCGGCACGGGCGGCGCGCTGCGGTACATCGACGCGCCGTGCGGCACTGGCGCCGACCCCGAGTTCACGGTTCAGGGCACGCCCGCCTCGCTGCCGAATCAGTCGTGCTGGACGATCAACTGCGCCGGGCGAATCTGGATGCCCGCGATCCAGAACGGGCTCGAGGTCGCGTTCTGGTCCGTCAGCGGCTACACCACCACCGACCACAGCTCGACGTCGGTCTGCTCGGACGCGATCCGCCAGGCATACCTCGGATATCTCGACTCCAACCTGTTCGTGTACTTCCTGGGCACCAACCCGGCGACCAACGAGGCCGCGGAGTTCGCCAGCGGTCCCAGCGCGACGTACATCGCCAACATGCTCGCCAACATCGACAAGCACCGGGTCCTGAACGCCGCGCGGGGCGGCCCGCAATGCACGCCGGTTATCATCGTCAGCGACTACAAGAACGCGAACCTGAATCAGAACTACTGCCGCAACCTGTGGCTGGCGAACAAGGCAATCTGCGACGCTCGCCCGTGGGTCATGGCCGTCAACTTGTTCGAGGCCCTGGGCGGCGGGCGCGGAACGCTGGCGAACCTGAGCTCCGCGCCGTGCGAGGTTGTTCTTCTTTCGGGCGACAACATTCACCAGGTGATCGACGGCTGCGACGTCATGGCCGGGGCGATCTGGAACATCTGCGAGTCCGCGGCGTTCACCTTCCAGTATTCGCGCAAGTCACGCAGCGCCAGGGCCGTCCGTGTATGAGCACGCAGTTTGCCAAGGGGAACAAGAGATCCAGGGGCGGGGCTCGCGCCAACTGCGGGCGCAAGGCCGCGCCGGTTGCCCAGGCAAAGCGCGACTTCATCGATGGACTGCTCGAGCAAGCCAAGAAAGCGATGATCGCGTGCCTGAATCACGCCGACCCGACGATCAAGTTCCACGCCGCTCGGTGGGTTCTGGACCAGAAGTTCGGCAAAGCACCCGTGCGGGTGGACATCAAGCACACGCACGATTTCACGCTGGAGCTCCTGAGCGATGACCATGAGGTCGTCAGCATCCAGCAAGAGACCTCCCAACTGATCGAGGAAGCACATGCAAGCACCCCAAGGACCGGACCTGAACAAGCTGCTGGTGGCGACGACGAACGCCCGCAAGGCCGCCGATGAAGCGTGCAATCTGCTCGGCGCGTTCATGTACACCCAGGCGCACCCGCCGTCGCCGATCATGCTCCTGAATCCCCAGGCCAACGGCGTCGCGGGCCGGATTCACCCCGGATCGGTGAAGCCCGTCGATCCGTCGCTGATGCACCAGCAACAGCTCCAGGCGCTGCTCCAGCAAGTCCAGATGCAGGTGTCCAACTTGATCGCCATGTCCGAAGAGATCAAAGTGATCGTGACGGGCGGACACGGAGATGAGCAGCCCGCCGAGGGCTCGCAAGCCTGAGAGGGGCGCTCATGCCCGTCAAGGCCGAACGCTGGGAACACCCGCTCGAGCATCCGCCGGGGTACTCGATCGACCTTGAACTCCCGCTCAAGGGCGGAAAGACCAGCCGGATCAGCATCGCCATCCCGAAGAAGACGGGGCTCAACCGCCGATGGCGTCGGCGCATGCTGGACGCCGCGCGCGACAATCCCGAGCGCCAGCACGCCCTTCGCGCCATGTGCGGGGCGGGGTTGCCCGGCCTCCTGCTGTGGTTCAACCTCTTCTGCTTCACCTACCAGGTCAAGCGCGTCCAGGCCGACGGATCGGAGAAGCCCGTCGCCGGCAAGGACCAGCACCAGCCGTTCATAACCTGGCCCGTGCAGGACGTGGCGATCTCCAAGCTCTACCGCAACATCACGGAGGGGCGGGATCTGGCGATCGACAAGTCCCGCGACATGGGCGCGACGTGGGTGATCCTCGGGGTGTTCGTCTGGTTCTGGTTGTTTCGCCCGGGCTCTCACTTCATCGTCATGTCACGCGCCGCCGAGCTGGTGTTCAAGCGGGGCGATCCCGACACGCTGTTCTGGAAGATGGAATACCTGATCGATCGACTCCCGGAGTGGATGCGCCCCGACGGTTTCGACAAGGAAAAACAGGTCGCGGAACTGCTGGCGAATCCCGCCAACGGGTCCACCATCGTCGGACGCTCCACGACGGCGAAGAAGGGCGCGGGCTCGCGCGTGCTGGCCGTCATGTTCGATGAAGCCGGGCTCATCAAGGAACTTCGGTCTCTGTGGGTCGGGTTCTCGGCGTCCACGTCCTGCAGGATCGTCAACAGCACGCCCCAGGGCCCGTGCTTCTACTCCGACCTGGTTCTCGGCGGCGGGCTCGACCTGATCGAATTGGCATGGTGGGACCACCCGATCAAGGGGCGCGGGCGGCGCAAGACGACGGACAAGCACGGGAAAACCGGCGTCACCAGCCCGTTCTACGAAGCGAAGAAGGCGATCGCCAAAGACCCGCGGGAAATCTCGCAAGAGCTGGACCGCGACCACATGGGCGCCGGACAGGTGTTCTTCGTGCCGACCACGCTGGCGATCCACGCGGCGACCAGCGTGCGCCCGGCGTTCCTCACAGGGGCGATCGAGTTCTCGGGCTCCGGCCTGGAGGATCGGGCGATCAAGGATCACGTCACGCGGCACTTCGAGTTCTTCGATGATGAGCAGTCCGGCCCGTGGAAGCTCTGGCTGGACCTCAAGCGCGACTCGGCCGGGCTCTGGCGCCCGCCCCAGGACCGCATGTACGTCTTCGGCTCTGACGTGGCGCTCGGCACGTCCGCGGCCAACTCCACGATCTGCGTTCTCGACGCCGACACCTGGGAGCAGGTTGGGGAGTTCGCGTCGGGCAACGTGACGCCCGAGCAGTTCTCGCGGCTGATGGCGATCGCCGGATTCTGGTTCGGCGGCCCGCGCGGGTGCGCGTTCATCGGCTGGGAGGCCAACGGAGTCGGGAATCTCGTCACCAAGACGCTGGTGCATCGCCTGCATTACCCGTGGGTCTACTTCCGCGTGGATGACACCGTGCGCGGCGGGAACGTCCAGGGCGATCGCTACGGCTGGAACAGCACTACCCAGGCCAAGATCGACCTCCTGGGCGAGTTCTCGGGCGCGCTGAATCGCTCGGAGTTCATCCCCCGCAGCGAGCGCCTGATCCGCGAATGCCGGTCCTACGTCTGGATGGACGATGGCGGCGTGGGGCCTGGGCAGCTCGAGGTGGAGTCGCAGATGGCACGCAAGACGCACGGAGACCGCGTGATTGCCGCGGCGATCGCCAAGAGCATCGCCAAGTTCTCGGGTCGCTGTCGCCCGCCCGAGCGTGTCGCGCCAGTTGGTTCACCGATGGAAGTCGCCCAGCGGCACGGGAAACGGATTGCTTGACCGGCGCGGCGGGGCGAATAGTCTACGTCTGGATGGCCGACGCGCGGGACTTCTCGCGTGCCGACGGACATCGATCCAATCAAGCTCAGAGAGCATGTTGACGCCGGCTATCGGCGCATGGCTGGTCTGCGCTCGATGTATCGCCAGGCGCAGCAGGAATACGCGGGTCGGTTCGCATTCAAGGACGACGGCAAGAAGCGGCACATTAACCTGGTCAACCGAACGGGGTCGACGTTCATCCGCCACATCGCCTCGGGCGCCCCGGTGCACGAGGTCGAAACCGACGACGCGATGCTCCACGGCGAGGCCGCCATGCTGGCGATGTTCCTCGACCGCCAGGCCAAGCAGTCCAAGCGCTGGCTCGCGTCCCGCCTGATGCTGCAGGATGCGTTCCTGGGCCCGCGCGGCATCGTCATGGTCGGGCTCAAGGGCGGGTCGGGACTGGTCAAGGCGTCGGACACGCTGTTCGATCGCGGCTCGATCACCGTTCAGCCCATCCCGTTCACGGATTACGTCTGCGACCCCTCCAGCGACCTCGAGCATTCCCGCGAGTGGGACGGCTATTTCTACACCGTCAACCGCGACACGGCGATCAGCTCCGGTCTGTTCGATTCGGCGATCGAGAACGTCAAGAAGATGGGCGAGGCCAACCTGGGATCGTGGGGCGACTCGCGCGACGAGGACAAGCTGGGCAAGCTCGACGCGGACGAGCGATTCGGCCTGTTCGACAAGATTCCCCTGCTCGACATCTTCGTCTATGACGACGATGCGACGTGGGTTGTGACGCTCTCGGGCGAGCTCGAGGGCCAGCCTGACTTCCTGCGCGTGGAGCGGTATCAGGGGCACGGGCGATCGCCGTTCGTGCATCTCCAGTTCGATCCCCTCATGGGCTATCCGCACGGCGTTCCGCCCGCGTCCCAGTGGCGCGAGAGCGCGGAGAGCTTCTACATCGTCGTGAGCAAGATGATCGACCAGGCCGAGCGGATCAAGAACAACCTGCTGTTCCGCAAGGGCATGAGCGAAGACGAGATCGACGCCATGCGCGACTCGGCGGATGGCGATGCGCTCGAGGTTGAAGATCCCAGCGGCGTCAATTCCGTGACGATCGGGCACGTCAGCCCCGAGCTGGTGCCGATGGCTGGATGGTTGCAGGCCGCGGCGAACACCTCGGGGAGCCAGACCGACATTTCCGCCGGCGGATCGGCCAAGGGCAAGACCGCGACGCAGTATTCGGGCGACCTGGCGGCGGTGTCGAAGATCCTGGACGACTACCAGAACCAGCACGACGAAGCGGAGAGCGAGATCACGACGAAGATCGCGTTCTACGGCCAGCACGATCCGACGTTCAGCAAGCCGATTCCTGTGCGTCTGCCCGGCCTGGAGCCCATCCAGATCGGCTATCAGCCGGGGGTTCAGCGCGGCGACTTTGAGGCTTTCAGCTTCCGCATCCTGCCCCGCTCGATGCAGCAGCAAGACCCAAACGTCCAGTCGATGCGGATCATGCAGTTCCTGGACATGACGCTGAAGACGGTTCAGGTGGCGATGGCGACCGGCGGCATGATCGACGCGCCCGGCCTGGTCGGGTGGATCGCGCCCAAGTTCGATGTGCGGGGGCTCGAGAAGTTCATCCGCAACCCGCTCTCGCAGATTCAGGCGATGCAGGTCCAGGCCGGGATGCCCCAGAACGTCAAGGGCCAGCCCACAGGCGTTGTTCCCGACCGCGTGACGAGCCCGCAAGGTGCGATCAAAAGCGCCCGCGAGCCCGTGGGAGGGATCGCCTGATGCCGATGTACGACTTCAAGTGCGAGTGCGGCCACACGCATGAGGCGTTCAAGAAGATGAACGACCCGGCGCCGGAATGCCCCAAGTGCGGCGGCGTGTGCCATGTGGTCCCCGCCCGATTCAGCGCCGAGCGCGAGTGGCACGGGCGGGAATCGGTGTCGATGGCGCTCCGATTCGACAAGGCGCACGAGGCCGAGGTCGCGGCGGACGTGCCGAGCATCAAGCTCAACGACGACGGATTCGCGGTGTTCACCAGCGACAGCCACCAGCGGCGCGTCTACCGCGAGCTGGAAGCGGCCAAGAACCGCTATGTCGAGAAGGACCGCGAGAAGAACCGCAAGAAGGACAGCCGGGCCGAGCGTGTGAGTCGCCTCGCCAAGAAGCTGGAAGCCAAGTTTGGGAGTGTGATCGATGCCAACTGATGCAAGCACCAACGGAACCGCCCGCCCCGCCGCCAAGGTCGCCAGCGCCGCCGGCGCCGCGCCCGGAGTCGGAGCCGGCCAGCGCGTGAGCCCGGCCAACGAGTTCAGCGGCGACGGCCACAACCTGAGCCGCACGGCGGGCAAGATCGCCAAGCTCATGGGCGATGACCCGGCGCCCAAGTCCAGCGACGAGATGGACGAGGCGGACTTCGAGGAAGCCGAGGGCGAAGAGAAGATCGAGGACGAGCACGATCAGATTCCCGACGATGAACCCGAGGCTGAGGCTGAGGCCGAAGACGACGCCGAGGATGAGGCGGACGAGCCGGAAGAGGACGCGCCGAAGCAGAAGCCGAAGAAGAAGGCCGCGCCGACCGACGACGACGACGACGAGACGTACCTGTCTCACTTCGACGCCGGCGACGAGGACGAGGAAGCGGGCGACGAGAAGCCTGAGGGCAAGGCCGACGACAAGGGCGACGGCAAGGACGGGTCCGACGCGGGCGACGACGACGATTCGATCATCCCGAAGAAGATCGCGGACGAGCTGAACACCGAGTATTCGGGCGTGCTGGCCGATGCGTTCAAGTCGATCAACGAGCGCACGGGCACGCAGATCAAGAAGCTGATGGAGCCGATCAAGGTTCTGGCGGGCGTGCTCGAGCAGCAGGTTCGCGTGGAGCAGCTTCGATCGCTGGCCGAAACGCGCTCGGCGTTCGCGTCGATCAACAGCGAGTGGCCCGAGCTCGGTCGGGTCTTTGGCGAGTCATTCTCGGGTCAGACCAAGGCGCAGCAGCAGGCATTCCGCGCAGTCGTGGTGCGGGCGGCCAAGCTGCGGAGCGCCGCGGTTCGTGACCCGAAAAACCCGCGGTACATCTCGATGGACACGGCCATCAAGGCGATCGTTCGGCGCGACCACGCCGGGGAGATCGCCAAGGCCGAGGCCAGGAAGAAGGCCGCGGAACCCAAGCAGAGCCGCAACGTGCGGTTCTCCAGCGGAACGCAACGAGAGCAGGTCAAGAAGAAAAAGGGTGGCGCCGGTGGCGTCGAGTCCCTGACCAATGCGATCAAGGAGCAGTTCGGCGCATTCCTCGAAAAGGACTGAGCCGACGCACGCGCGAGCGTGCCGACCAGGAGTAACAGAACATGGCGGCTAACGGCATCCCGCCCTCAGCAATCCCGGACCTCATCAAGACGACGCTCGCGGACTTCAAGGACCGCGACAAGATGGCGGCTGCGTGGAACTTCCGCAACCCCTATTTCGTGAATGAGGTGTTCGAGAAGGACAAGTACCAGACCCAGAGCGGCACGAGCGTCGAGTTCCGCATCGTGCGCGGCGGCAACGGATCGGCCCGTCACGCCGGGCGCTACGCGACCCGCACCAATCACAACGTGGTCGACACCATGCGCGTCGGCACCGCGCCCTGGTGCTTCGCGGACGCCGAGATGATCTACGAGATGTTCGAGATCAAGGCCAACCGCAGCCCCGCCAAGCTGGCGAGCCTGATGGACGAGCGGGCGATCGCGTGCTGGGCCGACCTCTCCGACGAGATCGAGCGCCGGGCGGTCCTGACGCCCAACGACTCGAGCGACACGGAGAACCCGCTGGGCCTGTCCTACTGGCTCCCGATGCTCAACTCGGGCGTCACGGACTACGCCGGGCAGTTCGGCGGCCAGACCGCGACGTTCGGCGACGCCTCGACCACGACCACGATCGGCGGCATCAACCGCGCCAACGAACCGCTGCTGCGCAACTGGGCGGCGTGTCACACGGGCGTCGGCCCGTCGCTGTTTGACACGATCCGCCGCGGCATGATCATGACCAACTTCCGCCCGCCGCGGAACGTGAAGCAGATGTACACCGGCCCGACCAAGAAGCTGCGCATCCTGTGCAGCCTGACCAACCAGGCCGAGTACAGCCGTCTCGTGAACTCCGGATCTGACAACCGAAACGGCGACCTGTCGCCCTTCGGGACCGAGCTCAACTTCAGCGGCGTGCGCGTGATCGGCATCGACGGTCTGGAGGGCAACGCCTACAACCCGTTCTATGTCGTGAACTTCGGTGTCTTCCGCCCGATCGTCCACAGCGACGTGTGGTTCATGGAGGACGAGCCCCTGCGCGACCGCGACCAGCGCTCGGTGTGGACCGTCGGCGTCACCTGCTGGTACAACTACATCTGCGACAACCCGCGCGAGGCCGGTTTCGTTGTTCACACGCCGCGGTAATCCAGGCGTCTGACGTGTCTTTGTCTGGTCCGATGCACTGATTCATCGAGCGCGAGGCAAGGCCCCACGCTCTTTCCCCGAAGGAGTTTTCACAATGGGTTCCGCGAATGCTGGAAACCGGACCTGGGTTCTCAAGGACTTCTGGTTCCACGGGTACAACTACAACGCGACGCCGGGCAGCCGCCAGGCCGTCACGGGCAACATCCTCAACGGGTCGATCTTCTGTATCGACCCCGAGGCGTACACCGACGAATCGAGCTTGCCGAGCGGCATGGTCCTCAAGGGCAGCGGCGACGCCAAGTACGCGATCAACGTCTGCAAGCCGACCACGGGCGTGCTCAGCCTCGTGGCGGGCGTGCTGGTGAACGCCCCGTATGGCGGCCTCCCGTCGTCGACCTACACGGGCGGTTGCTGGGTCACGCTCGCTGTGGCGGGCGACTCGGTTCCGGTGCTGTTCACTTCGGGCGTCGCGCTCGACTACAACGACGGCGGTTCGTATCTCGGTGCGACCGACGGCCAGTGGTACGCCAGCGTGCTCGCCCTGGGCACCAACGGCGCGAACCTGCCCTATGTGTTCGGGCGTCCTTTGCTCGACGTGGCGAGCACGGCGGCGCAGACTTACGCCTGTTCGATCGGCGGGCGCATGATGGCGCGCTACACCGACTGCTGATCCGTTCGGAGTTCTTCCCTCAGTGTGTTTGACCGGGGGCGCGGTAACGCGACCCACAGACAACGCGAAGGCCATCCGCCCCGCGCCCCCGGTTTTTTCCAAGGCAACTCATGGCAGACCGCTCCAGCTCCAAGACGTTCGGCGACCTGATGCTCGCGCTGGCGGAAGCGCCGGTATGCGGCATCGCGTCGTATGGAACGACTGGAACGGGCGTCGGCGCGCTCCCGACCGGGGAGGCCGACCTTGCCATCCTCAAGCGGGCCGTCAACCGGGGCTATCAGCGGTTCCTGAACTTCTACCCGCAATGGTCCTTCATGCGGGATGAAGTCACGATGACCGTCTCGCAGGCCACGGACGGGCCGTACAACGTGCGCATGTCGGCCTGGCGGTACAGACTGCCAAGCGGCGTGCGCTCGGCTCCCATCCAGAACATGCGGTTCTCCGACGCGACGGCGCTGGTGTCCCGCTGCAAGACCGTGGACTCGCGCCTGATCCTCGACCTGCGCCAGCGCTCGGACACGTCGGGCACGCCCCAGTTCGCGGCGTTCAGGCCCATCCAGGGCGCCGACGGTGCTGGCGATGAGGCCGCGGCGTTCGAGATGATCCTGTACCCGACCCCCGACACGACCTACACGATGAGCGGCCAGTTCCGTCTCCTGCCCTACGACATGGTTGACGAGGGCGAGCGGCACATCGCGGGCGCCGCGCACGACCGGGCGATCATCGCGTGCGTGCTCTACGAGTGGGCGCGCATGGATCAGGACAAAGAACCAATGACCGCCGGCCTGCGCGATGACATGCTCATGGCGCTGGCCGAGTCGGTTGCGATCGACAAGCTGAACAGACCGATCCGCCGCGGACCCGTCACGGACGGAGGCGGCGACGGAGATTTACGCGAACGCAAGATCGTCACTTTGATGGACGGCGTTTCCATCCCAGGCGACGCCTGAAAGGACTCACCATGTCTGGCTTCGGATCATCCCCGCTTCACCTGGAAATGGCCGTCAACAACGCGGAGTGGATCAACGGCTGGCGTCAGGACATCCCGATCCCGCTCTCGGATTGGACGCTCGGCACCGGCGCGGTCCTCACGACCGGCACCACGCCCCGACTGTCCGCGGTTGCCACCAACGTCAACGACATCGTGTGGATCTTCTCCGCGGTGGCGACGGACGTGATTCAGTACCAGTTCACGGTGCCCCGCCAGTGGGCGATCGACAAGAACGACCTGGTTCTGCGCGTCTGGGCCCGCAAGAAGGACTCTTCCAGCGACGAGAACGCGACGCTGAACATCCAGTGCCAGATGTACTGGAGCTCGCTGCAGCAGACCAGCGGTGGAACGGCGTCGGCGGCGGCTCTCTCCAGCCTGACCACGCCCGCCAAGGCGCTGCTCGCGGCCTCGTCCACCGGCGCCGACCTCTCCAGCTTCGCCCTGTACGAGCTGGACCTTGGCGCCCGCCTGACCGCCGAGAGCAAGGCGATCAGCGTGGGTGACAACGTGCGTCTGGTCTTTGGTCCTGACGCCACGGTGGGCACCACGGATATGACGCTGGAGGCGCTGGCGTTCCAGCTCCGCACCCGCACGCACTTCACGTTCAACGACCGCTCCCTGCGCAACCTGCCGTGAGACGCCGATGGAACGCCTACCGCTGCCAATCAAGGGGGTCAGTGACGCCCCGGCGTACATCGACACGCCGGGCGCGTTCGTCCCCTTGAACGGGCTGCGGAACGTTCTGCCGAACTCGCCGACGAAGGACCGCCAGCAGCTTGGCACGCGCCCCGGGCTGCGGCGGTCTTTTTCCGGGCGGATCGGCGCGGGGCCTGTGGTGGGGCTCCGCGCCATCAACCGCCCTTCCATCTCGGGCGGGTTCAACCTCGGCAACTCGAGCGACATGGCGGGAGATTCCAAGCTCTCGACATCGCTCCAGGGGCAGGTGTGGCGGCTGGATTCGGTCCCGTCGATGGCCTGGCAGTATTACGCCGACGTGACGGGCGATGGCGGCCCGGCCAACAACGTCGTGAACGCCGTCGCGTTCTCGCGCGATGGGACCAAGATCATCTTCGCCACGAACTACCTCAAGAGCGGCTACACCAAGGCCCTGATCGTCTGCGTCGACGCCGAGACAGGAGCCGACCTGTGGGACCATCAGATCGAGGTCGCGTCAACCCATCGGTTCGTCAACACCATCCGCTGCGGAACGAACTACGTGTTCGTCGCCACGAACCAGTATGTCCGGGTGCTGGAAATCGGCACGGGCGCGCTGGTGGAAGAGAACGACCTGGGCGGCTGGTCGACCGAAGTCGTCGACACGGGCATCGCGTTCATCGAGACGGTCAACGGGTTCGGCCAGAAAGTCACGACCGAGACGCTTTTCGCCGTCTTTTCTGGTTCGACGGCGCTCACGACCCCAACGAACACGCTCAACGGCGGGACGATGCCGGATGGGACCGCGACCGCCACGCCCTGCATCATCGACATTCCCGAAGCCGCGCGTGACTTCCGCTCGGGCGTGATGAAGTTCTCGATCGACAACTCGAGCCCCCACCCGCCGACGGTGCTCTCGCGCGTGACCTACGGGACGCAGATCGCCACGAGCGCCCCCAACGCCGAGCAGGGCTTGGCGCGGCACGGCTATTGGCGGTTCAGCGAGCATGGCCGCAACTCGCCCTATGGCTGCACGCCGACGGCGATGGCAGTCCAGGAGGACGGAACAGTCCTGGTGATCCGCTGCAATCAGGGCTGGGGCCCGACGTCGGCCTTCAGGCCGAGCCCGCAGCTCAACGGCGGCAAGCCCTTCATCTCGGCGCTCAAAATCGACCCGACCGGCGCGCTGCTCTGGGAGAGCGACGAGGCCGGGAGCGTGACCAACGACGGTTTCGGCGAGGGCTACTACTCGCCCGTCCCCCACTACAACGACATCAAGAACCCGACGTTCGTGGCGTGCGCGATGGACGATGACGGGTACGCGATCGTGGCCGGGCGCGTGAACCAGGGTGGCTGGAACGTCGCCATCCTCGACGCCGATGGGTTCCGCATTGCCGAGGCTGTGACGGCCGCGGGCGTCGGCACGATCCGCGAGGGATGCGCGGCGATCGACCCGGACGATGGGAACTTCATCGTGGGCGGCGACCGCACGGCGGGCTGGAAAGTCGCGTTCGATGACGTCTCGACCGTCGGAACCAACGCCCACCTGTGGAAGATCAACGCCCGATCCGGGCGCGTGGTCTGGGGATACGACCTGCTCAAGTCTGTGTCCGCCCTGTCGGTCGCGTGCGCGGCCGGCGGCGCGGTGTTCGGCACCGATTACGTCTCATAGGAGAATGCGATGTACCTCCGCACACCATCTCAGCGCCTGATCCGAGCCGCGGCACAGGTCAATTGGTCGCGCGTCCTGATCGTGGCGCTGGCGGCGTTCGTGCTCATCGGCCTGGCCGTCGCAACGGCTGGGTGCCAGCTCAAAGAGCCGGTCGACACCGACGGCGACGGCGTCGGCGACACGAGCATGACGGCGGATCAGATCGAGCAATGGCGGGCCCGCGACGCCGCCAAGGCCAAGGCCGAGGCCGAGAAGGTCAAGGCCGATGCCGACGCGACGCTCAAGAGCGCGCTCGCCGAGCGCGACGAGCAGATCCGGCTGCAGGAAACCAAGCTGGCCCAGGCCCGGCGGATCGCCCGCGACGCCGAGCGCGCGGTGGCCCGGCAGAACAGCGTGAACGCCGAGAACGTCGCCCAGATTCAGGCCGACGCGCAGGACCGCATCGACGACCTGGGCGAGCAGATCGCGGCCACGATCGCCAGCATCAAGAACGCGACCGACGCCCAGACCGCCAAACTCACGATCGACACCAACGCCGCGATCGCCGAGATCCAGGCCAAGTGGCAGAAGCGCGAGGACTCGCGCACGATCGCGCTCTCGAACATCGAGGCCAACGCGGGGTTCATCGAGCAGGTTGCCAACAGCGGGCTCGTCAAGGCCGCCGCCAACGCGGTCCCGTTCGGCAACGAGATCCTGGGTCTGCTCGGCGTCGGAACCGTCGGCGGCGTCGCCAACTGGCTCGGACGCCGGGGCGGCAAGCAGGTCGGGCAGGCGGCGGGCGAGAGCAAGGGGTACGACGACGGATACGCCGCGGGCCTTTTGCACGGCAAAGAGCTGGGCAAGTCCGAGGGACGCGACATCGGTTGGCAGGAGCGGGCCGACCATCAGAAGGAAATCGACGCAACCCATGACGCAGCACTGGCCCTGGCGAACATCGCCAAGGGCGGAGGGGTGATCGGATGACCGTGATTCACAAGGACCATCGGATCGTGGCTCGCGCCTCGTTCCGCGATTGGGTGATCCTGTTCAGCGCCCTGGGCGGAATCGTCGCCAGCGGCGCCATCGCCTGGACCAACGTGCAGGCGACCGCCCAGACCGCCGAGGCCAAGGCCGACAAGCTCGCCACCGACCTCTCGGAGTTCAAGGACCGCACCAACGCGAAGCTGGAAGAGATCAAGGCGGACACGGCGTTCATCCGCGGCGTGATCGGGCGCGGCGGTCGATCGAGCAACTGAATGGCATGGACGAAGAACAGCACGACGAAGGTCTGGACCCACGCGGGGACCGGACGCGACGTGGTGATCGCATCCACCGAACAGCCAGCCCGCACGGGCGTCGTGCTCGAGTGCGTCACGAGCGCCGATGAAGTCGTGGCCGTGCTCTTCGCCTCACCCGACGGATGCACGCGGTACGAAGCCGGGATCGTCGGCTCCAACGTCGTGATTCAGGAGGTGGTGTTCAACGCCGCGGCCGTTGTCCTGACCAACGGGTCGACCGGGGACGTGCCCGGCGCCGGATCATGCTCGGTCGCGCACGGGCTCACGGCGGGCGTGCCCTTCAAGCTCGCGGTGTACGTCTATGACTCCACGATCGAAGTCCTGATCGACGGCGTTCAGAAGCTGGTCCATCGGGTGCTCGAGACGGAGTACAGCGTCGTCAACGTCCAGACCTCGGGGCATGTTCACTTCGGGTTCGCATCCTCGATCGCGGGCGCCGTGGTCCAGTCGGCAAAGACCTATGACCTGGTGGATGCTGAGCCAGGCCCGGCAACCGAGGTGCTGTTCGCCGTCGGCGATCGCAACGTCTGGTATTCGGTGGATGGCGTCAACATTCAACCCATCGCGGGCTCGGGCGGCGGCGTCGGGGCCTTCGGCGATGGGCTTGTGGAGCTGATGGAGTCTGACGGCGTGGTCTACGGGCTCGGGGGCGGATACGCCCGCAAGATCGACGCCGCGACGCTCCAGGTGACGGCGTGGATCGCAACGGCCGGCACGTTCCCCGGTTCGTCGGGGCTTGGCAGCGGCCAGACCCGGATGCGGTTCCTCGGCTCTCTGGTGTCCCGTCTGGTGCTCGCCGGCGACAAGACCGACCCGCAGAATGCCTATCTCCCCAAGATCGGGGACCAGTCCGACTTCGATGTCACGGACGAGCTGGGCGCGGCCTACGCCCTGAACACGTCGTATCCGGGCAAGGTCGGGCAGCCCATCACCTGCATCGCCCAGGTGTCCGCTCAAGCCATGCTGATCGGGTGCGTGTCTCAGACGTGGATCATGGCCGGCGACCTGGCGGCGGGGCTTCCTGACCTCCAAGTGTTGAGCCTGACCAGCGGCATCAGCGGGCCGCGCGCGGCTTCGCTGGCCGATGACGGTGTGGCGATCGCCCATTCGCCCGACGGGATGCTCATCATCGCCGGGGGTGTGCTGTCCAATCTCTCGGCGGGCGTGCTCTCTGAGGGCATCCAGATCCCGCGAGCGTCGATCTCCGACTACTACATCACGATCGCGCGGGAACCGTGGCGGCACCTCACCTTCGTGTTCGTGACGCCCGTGGACGGCTCCCAGGGCCTGCACTTCGCCTATGCCGAGCGCGTCGGCGGGTTCCAGAAGGGCGAGGGCGGGTTCTTCCCCATCGTCTTCGGGGATAATGCGCTGCAGCCGGTTTCGGCCTGCATGTTCCGCGGGAAGCTCCTGCTCGGAACGCTCGACGGGCGGATCGTCAACTTCGACGACACGGTGACTACGGACGACGGCGAGGACTTCGACAACCTGATCTCGGTGGCGATCCCGATGGGCGGCGCGAACCTCGACACGATCTTGCGTCGCCTGTCGATCGTGCCCAGCCTGGCGAGCGAAAGCTTTGACTGGACGATCTACGGCGGCCGGACGCCCGAAGAGGCGTTTGACGGGACCAGCCGCGTGCTGATCCGCTCGGGGACGTTCGCGGCGGGCGCTCCGATGCGCCCCGAAGTGATCCCGCTGCGGGCGCCGTGCATGGTGCTCGAGCTGAGCGCGTCGGGCACGCGGCTCCAGGTTGAGGCAGTCATGGCCGACGTGACCGCCGGGTCCATGCAGAGGCGGTGGATTCCGACTGCCAAGGCCGCGCCGCACGAGAAGTGCGACATCGAGGCGACGACGGATGGCGATGATGACGTGGGCGACGGCGGCGGGATTGGCGCACCGTTCATCATCCACATCATCGAATCGGACTATCAGGCTTCGGTGGCATCGAACGACATCGCTCAGGTGTCCTCAGATTTCATCGCAGCGGCGGGCGGTTCCACGGGTGGGATCACCATCGACGCAGATGCGCAGGCTGGAGGCGGGGGCATCATCGTTACCCGATGAGAGGAGTATTCAATGGCAGGTCTGCATTTTCACTTCTGGTTCAGGGACATCAACACCTATCACAGCGGCAATTGGAAGACCATCGCGGCGATCAAGGCGCCGACCAACACGCCGGTGCGCATCTACGACTTCACGCTCACGATGAGGGGCATCACGGCGGCCAATCCGCACGTCGAGGCCGCGCTGGTGCTGGTGACCAATGCGTCGGCCAGCGCCGGTTCTGGCGGCGCGGTCGACCAGGCGGCGACGTTCAACGACGGAAGCGATCGAGCTGGCGTCCGGCGTGCCGATCCGTCCAGGGCAGAGGCGATCCAGTCTCTGTTTTCCTACGGCCCCAACGGGGACGCGGCGTGGTCCATCGACTTCACCGCCGACACCACGCGCGATGCGTTTATCGTCGGCTCGCGCCTGACGCACGAGCAGAGTTCGTGGTCGTATGTCCACACGGCCCCGTACGCGCTCCTGATCCCGGGCGGCACCTACGCGGCTCTGCGAGTGAACAACCCGAACGGGTCCACCGGTGTGCTGTGTGCCGGGTGGATCAACGGCGAGGAATAAACCATGACCGACTCACCCAGGACGATTCGGTACGGCTCCCCGGCGGTGGTGCTTGACAGCGTGCGCCGCCAGTTCGATGAGCCGATCGCGGATCTGCGAATCACGGCGGGCCCGGCGGTGGCGCTGGCGCGTCACTTCACGCTCCAGGTGCGTGATCGCCGCGGAGCGTCCTGGGGCGGTCGATGGCTCACCCGCCTGTTCGTGACGCCCGCGCTGGCGGGAGCTCCGTCGGCGACGGATAACACCCTGGCGTTCACGAGCGGGGTTGTGTGGCAGACGATCCTGGCAAACGCCGCGTATGAGGTTCTGACCGAGGTGGACGGCTCGATCGAGTTCGATTTGACCCTGGCGTCGTCGGGCTCGCGCGTGATCTACCTCGAATGCTCCGGTGCTCGATTCCGCGACAGCGCGGTCTTCACGTTCTGAGGTGTGCGATGTTTGGATCGATCAACGAACCTTCCGCGGCGGCTTCTGGATCGGGGCTGTTTGGCAGTCTTGATCCTTGGGGGCTCGCTCTCATGGGCGGCGGCATGGGCCTAAGCGCCCTGTCCGGACTCATGGGCGGCGCGTCCACCAATCGCGGAGCACGCGAGGCCCGCGACCGCTACGCCAGCGAGACCAGCACGGCGGGCAACCGCATGGGCTCGCTCGTCTACGGCGGCGACCTGTGGGATTCGATCTGGCGCTCGGGCTTCGCCGGGCCCGACCAGCAGAAGTATGCCAACCAATACGCCAGCGCCATCGGCGGCCCGATCTACAAGCAGCTCCAGGACATCGCGGGCAAGGCCGGATCGCCCGACGTGCTCAACTCCTACAACACCGACACGGCCGACATCATCGGGGCTCGGGACCAGGGCGCGGCGAACCTGTACAACATGTTCAAGAGCGGTGCGGACGCCGGACTCGGCGCGTATGACCTTGGCGCGGCACAGTTGACCGCCATGCTCAATCGCGCCGGCAAGGACCGCGAAGGCGTCATTCGCACCGATGCGGCCAAGTCCCAGCGAGAAGGCGATGCACGGACTCTCGCGTCGCTCGCTGGGGCCGGCCTTGGCAACTCGACGGTGAAGGGCTCGATGCTGAGCGCCAACGCCCGCGCCAACCAGACCGAGATGAACCGCTCGCTAACCGACCTCTTTGACCTCACGACGGGCCAGAAGGTCGGGCTCGGACGCTCGCTGCTCTCCGAACGCTCGGGGATGCAGAAGGACTACTTCGACAAGTCGGCGCAGGCGATGGTGGACCAGACCGACCAGCGGAACAACGCGCTCTTGGCGCGGCTCAGCGGCAAGACCCAGCTCATGCAGGGCACGAAGGACGCGGGCCTGAACGCTCAGCGCGACTACCTGAATTACCTCTCCAGCATCCAGGGCGGGAACGTGATGAACCCGTGGCTGGGCGTGAACATGTCGGCGTTCTACCCCGGCGCGAGCGGCGCGGCGTCGGCACTGTCCAGCGCTGGCGGCGGCCTGAATGACCTCACCGGACTGTTGATGGCCCAGTCGATCTTCGGCGGCAAGAAGTGAATGCGGGGGTTGCATGGGATCGCTCTCAGACTCGGTGATGAATTGGGGCCAGCTCTTCGCCATGAAGCAGCGGATGGACGCGAACGCCCGCGCCCAGGCCGAGGCGGACGCGACCAAGCGGTATCTGGCCGAACAGGTCGGGATGCTCCAGCCGGGCGCACAGGTGGACCTCTCGACGCTGCCGGACTCGAGCATCCTGGACCGCCAGTATCAGTACAAGCAGCAGACCGATTGGGCGGCCCAGCAGCGGGAAGTCCAGCGACAGAACATGCAGGCGGCGGTCAACGAGCTGCAGCAAACCGGGCGGCTGCGCCATGTGCTGGACGACAAGTTCTTTCAGAAGGCGGCAGACCTGGGCGTCGTGATCCCCGAGGATGGGATTCCCGATCGATTCAAGTCGCCGGACAAGGCGATGCTCGACAGCATCACGGGAGAATTCAGCGATCCGGTCCCGGCCTACCTGCGCGATCCCCGCATGTATGGGAGCCAGGAGGACGCGCTGAAGGCGATCGCGGAGTACGGCAAGACGGCGGTGAAGAAGAAGCCGGAGTACACGGTCGATCAGTTGCAGGCGATCCCGGGCTTTGCGTCCATGAGCCCCGAGCATCAGGCGGCGGCGGTCGCGGCCGTGCAATCGACGGGCAAAGCCCCGACGCAAGAGTTCTGGATGCAGGCGATGGTGCCGAAGCCGGAGAAGGTCAAGGACCACCTGACGCCCGAGGAAATCGATCGCCTCGAACAGATCAAGAAGCTGAATCCGCAAGAGGCGGAAACGTTGCGGGCAACGGGCGGTGATTGGCAGCTTGCCCGTTCGTTCATCCAATCGACGTGGGACAACCGCCTTCCGAACGCCGCGAAGTCCAAGCGGTTCGAGCTGGACATCGACCAGGCCAAGGAAGACCTCGCGCGCGTGGTGGAGTTGCGGAAGGTCGCGCTATCGGACAGCGAGAAAACGGCGAGGGACGAAGAGATGGCGACGGCGATGGCCGCGCTGCAGAAGGAAAGATCAGACTACAAGGCGTTCCTCGAAGAGCAGGCCAAACCGCAGGACATGACGCAGTGGTCAGACGATCAGATCGACGCGGAAGTGAACAAGCTCATCGACAAGGGCGCGAGCGATGAAGAGATCAAGCGCCTGTTGATGAAGAAGGTGGGCAAGTAGGAGCGACGATGGAATCCGCTGGTTCAATTCTGCCCGCGAACGTTCACGTTGGCGTCGATCGGCTGCGCCGGATAGACCGGGCGAAGTCGCATGTCGAAGAACACCCGCTTCGGCGCGGCCCAGTCTTTGAACGTCGTTCGCTGCACCATCATCCCAGCGCCCCAATCGGGCTTCGGAACGGCCTCGACAACGAAGTATCGCGTGTTCCAGTTCGTCCGATTCTCGATGAAGGTGTAATCGATCGGCGAGTCGCCAACATAGTCGCTCTCAACCATGATGCGGGCGCCGGGCGGGTCGGTTTCGATGCGAACCGTGTGCTGCACGGTGGTTGGGGCGCACGCGCAGAGCATCGAACCAAGAAGGACGCTGGCAGCAGCAACGACGATTGGTGTGATTCGCATGAATCCAGCGTATCCGCCGAGTCGGTTCACGCAACAGAAAATCGCTCGCCATCCCGTAAGGGGTGCGTTCGCAACGTCCGCATAAGGAGTGCCGCATGAGCGGAGTTCTCACCAGATTCACCCTGATCGCACTGTCCGTCGGCGGCACGATTCGCCGTATCGGTTCGTCGATCCGCGCCGCCCGCGAAGTCACGATCACGCCCGCGACGTACATCGACATGGAGCGCGAATTTACGATCGCCGCGGGCGGGTACGCCGTGCTCTACGACTACGCCGAGACGCCGGATTTCAACGAGTTCTCCGTCGAGGTCGTGAGCGACGGCGGATTCTGCGAGGTGTGGTACAAGAACGACACGCCGACCAGCGCCAGCAACAAGACCGCCTCGGGCTCGAACGTGCGCTGGCGCGAAAAGTCCATCTCGTGTTTCGAGCGGTTCGCGTTCGACACCCAGCGCGTGCGCATCCACCCGACGCTGGCGACCGACGCGGGCGACACCGGCGGGCTGCCGAGCGCCATGAACGACGTGGGCACGCTGGACGGCTATGTCTACAAGATCGTGGTGAAGAACCCCGGCACGTCGGCCGTGACCCTGCGGAGGACGCTCATCAACTGACGGGCTTGCGGGTCAGGAACAGAAACGCAGACGAGGACGACAACATGAGAGCGCCAGCAGATTCAAGAGCGATGCCAATCCAGAGAGTTCGCACGATTGAACTCGTCTCGTCCACGCCGCCGAGCCCGTTGCAGAAATCAACGAGTATGCGGAGCGGAATCCTTTTTTCTTCGGGTGCCATGATGCTGATGAAGTCACGCATTTGATGACCCAGCACAATCACCGGAATCGAAAGGCACCAGACTACAACCGCGATCGATCTGCCACGAGTGAATTGACTCATCCCACCATCGCACCATGAACTTCCGACTTCCGCAAGCGATCAGAATGCGAACCTGAGGCCCGAGAACCATGAGCACGATGAACACCGACCTGGAATCGGCGATCGACCGGGCCATCAAGCGCCGCCGCGCCGCAGACGCTGGGGTCGCCGCACCGAGCGAGTTTGAGAGCCGGGTGTCTGATTCGATCGCCCGCGTGCGCCGCCAGAAGGTCGGCTACGTCGCCGGCGGGCCCGGCGGCATTCCCGGCGCGAAGGAAGGCGCGGCCCCGGTCCAAACGCCCGATCCGTGGGCGTTCGGAGCGCCGGACTTCACGCCCCCGGCTTCCAATCTGGACCCGCAGACCATCCGCTCGATGCTGGAGTTCAAGCAGCAAGTGAAGGCGATGGGCGGCAACATCGACGGGAAATCCGACGCCGAAGTCATGGCGCTGATGCAGAACTACGCCCAGAACGCCGGGAACACCATCGGAGCGCACAACGAGCAGACGACGGCTCTTGACGAGTTCAGCCGCGGCCTGCGCCGTGGCGTGGCCTACGGGCTCCCGGCGGGGCTGGATTTCGTGCGCGAGATGCGGACGAATGAGCAGGTGCAGCGAGCGCCCGAGGGGATGGCAGGATTCGCCGGGGAGACGCTGGGTGGGTTTGCCGGGCTTCTGGACCCCGGCAAGGCACCCCAGAACGCAGCGGCGATCTGGCTCACGGGCGGGCTCGGCAAGATCGCCCAGCCGGTGATCGGTCGCATCGCATCCGTCGCCGGGAACCGCGTGGCGAACGCCGTCTCAGAGGCGATTCTGAACGCCGGGCAGGGCGGCGGGATGGCCGCGCTGGAAGAGGCCGGGAAGATCCCCGTCGAGGAATGGCAGCGCGATTGGCAGGGGTCGCTTGCGCGGGTCGGCAAGGCGGCGGGCGTGGGCGCTGTGGCGGCGGGCGGTCTTGGGGCGGCCTTCGGCTCCATGCGGGCAGAAACGCCCCCACAGTACGCTCCGACGCTTCCCGAGCGAGTTGCGCCCGATGCTGGAGCTCCGATCGCGGAGCAGCGACAGATCAATCTCGCCCAGCAAGCCGCAGCGGACGCGGCGCGAACCGTCGCCGAGGGTCAGACGGCCATGCGCGACGTGGCCCAGGCGTTCAACCAGGGACCGCGAATCGTCGACCCGAACGCCCCAGACTCCGCGATCATCCCCGGCGAGGGTGGGTGGCAGGGTGATCCCCTGGCGCGGCAGACCTTCCAGCAGATCAACGAGACGCGATCGCCCGAGGCGACGCTGGCGGCGGCGCGAGAAGCGGAGATCAGGGCTCAGGAGCAGGCCAGGCAACAGGCGGGCTTGATTCGATCTCAGGAAGACGCGATCCGACTCGCCCAGGCAAGGGCTCATGAGCAGGCCAGGGCGTCCGTAGCGACTATCCAGGCCCAAGAGCAGGCGGCGAGGCAGGCGCAGGCCATTCAACAGATCGTCGCGTCTGGGCGGTCTGAGGACGCTCTGGGAGCCCTTCTGGCGCGTGACGCTGAAATTGCGCCCGCGAGGGGTCGAGAAACGCCCGCCGCGCCCCGGACGATCGGAGCAGCCTCACCAGCCGAACCGTCGCCCTTGCCGCCCGTCGAGTCCATGACGCGGGACGCGCTGGCGGCGGAAGCCCGGACTCGGGGGGTGTTGCCCAAGGGCGCGCCCAAGAAGTCCGACCTCGCCCCGCTGGTCCAGCAGGCCCGAAACCGATTCGAGCGCGAGCGGATCGCCCGGCGCGCGGCGATGGAAGCCGAGGCCCAGCTTCGGGGCGAGCAGATCCAGAGCGCCAGCGACCAGGCCGCGGCATCGACCGAGAACCCGCTGGCCGAGCTGCTTGCTCGCAGGAACACGACACCCGACACGGCGCGGGAAGCGACGCCGAACGCACCAACCAAGGAGTTCACCAATGGCCAAGAAGGGCAAGGGTCGCAAGAAGGGTTGCTGAGTCCCGGGAAACGGGCTTCATCGAAAACCGGACCGTCTGGGATCGCGTCCCAGGCGGTCGATTCCATTTCGTATGACGAGTTGGTCAGGCGCGCGAAGGCGGCCGGGGTGTATCGGGACGGCCCGAAGACGCGGGCGGCGCTGGTGGAACGGGTGAGCGCAGCCGAGACGCGGAGCGCTCAAGGAACGCCGACACCGGAGTCTCCCGAATCAGCTTCGGCAAGAATGGGGAATGGTGCGGCTCCGGCCAAAGAGACGCCCAGTGTCGCCACGTCACAACCGAGTCGGCCAGCAACAGCGGATGTGGGTTCTGGTTCGTCTGTTCAGCGGTCAGCATCCCCCAATCTTACCCGCCAGCCGTGGGAGATGACAAAAGCAATGGCGGACAGTGCTGTATTCGCGGCAGACCCCAGAAAAGGGGTTGCGTCGCACATTGAAGACTGGGGGCGCATGCCGCGCGGCCAGGGTAAACGGATTGGTGGAATGGTCGTGGGAGCCATGTCTGACGCCCCAAGAGGGAAGAAGACCTACGTTGATCCGGTTGGCGCGTTCAATTTGACCAAGGATGAGAAGGTTGATGTTGGAGGGCTAGTCGGCGGCCAGATCAACGTGTATTCCCGTAGCCGGGTCGCTGGATTCGGACACACAGAATCCATGATCTACGCCGAAACTCCAAACACCGGAGATAGACACAGAGCTGTTGTTGAGTGGGCCATCCGCGAGGGCCTCCCCGTCCCCCCCGAAGTCCTCGCGGACTACCCCGACCTCGCCGCGAGCGCCAAGTTCCCAAAGAAATCCGAGACACCAAAGTCGCCGGACATGGTTGATCGATATGGAATCTATGAGGTGAACGTAAAGGGGCGCGGAACCATGTACGCCGTGCGCGAGTCGGATCGCGCCAACGGATACGGCGACACGATTCATGCTACAAAAGACGAGGCTGCTAAATACGCGCAGGAGACCAAGGCTAGGAACGAGGCAAACGCGGCTTCTAAGGCCCGCGACGATGCGGCGATGGCAGAAAAGGAAAGGTTGGAATCCGAAAAACGCATCGCCAACGAGACAACATATGGGGTTGGCGCGTTCACCAAAGACATGACTCCGATGGAACGGGGACGAACAGAAAAGGCGCTATCAAAGCAAGTGTCAATCGACGGCGTCGTTCTACCTCTCAAAGAACACGTTGCGTCAATGGTTGGGAAAAACCCACATATGGAGGTTCGTCAGGAATGGAAAGTTCCTGACGTGAAGCGCACGACGTGGAATCGGATGGATCAGAGGCAACAAGACAACTGGCAAAAGAGGCGAGATTCATCCGGCAAGTACAACGTTTATAGAGTCAACGGATACGACTTCGGAAAAACCGGATATGACTACGCCGCATTCTTGATCGAGCGAAACAAGGTTTCCGATCCAGC